AGGTTGCGGCCTTTACCGACAGCGCGGCGGTCACTTAAGTTATCAGCCACTGCATGTACCAGTTAGCTTTGCGCATGTCTTGCGCCGGGTTGCCTTTGTGTTCAGCGCGCCAGATGTATTTAATGACCTGACCTTTGCAGTAACCCCGGAACTCGTCCGGGGTCAGTGCTGCCTGGATGGCTTCGATGCACTCAATACCGCCTTGCGTGTAGTGCGGCGGGTGGTTGACCAGATCAGTCATCCTGCAGCAGCTCCATCAGCTTGAGCACATATGCAGCAAAGGCGACATGGGTCATAACAGCATGGGTGCCCGGAGGCACCCCATAACTGTCACGCCACCACTCCTCAAAGGCTGCTTTGATGGCGGGTTCGTTCATCAGAATGCAGCCTCCTCGGTCTTAGGACGGGGCAGATACTCAAACCGCTGCACGTTAAGCACATGTTTGCTGCGTTTGGTGCCGGTGTCCTTATCGGTCCAGTCTTGGCGGCGGATGGAACCAGTCACCATGATGCTGTCGCCTTTTTTGCAGTTGTCGGCAATCATCTCGCCGCCTTTACCCCAGACTTCTACATCAATGGCATTGTTGATGTAGTTGCCGTCTTTATCTTTGCCTTCGCTGATGCCACCACCGAAGTTGCAAACACAAGTACCAGAATCAAAAAACTTAATCTGCGGTTCGCTAATAATACGAACGACGCCGGAAGCATAAAGGGTCATGGATTGATGGGGGTAATGGAGTTGGATTCTTCAAAAGCCAGGACATACGCGATTGGATACCTGACCCGCGACTCACCTAGTGGCAAGCCAAACCGTGGCACGGTGTAATAGCTCGGTCCTTGACCACGCAGCCGCTGGGATTTAACGCTGCTTGGCTTTAAGCCCCAGCGTGCTGCTAGTTGCTCAGTCGTCAGATACAAGATCAGCCTCCTTCTCAAGCATCTGCTGCAGCAGCTTGTCGTGTTGCTCCTGCGTCAGGTCGCCGTCCTCTAGGCGCTTTGCCATACGCGGCTGCAGTTCCTCTAAGTCCTGCAGGCTCTTGGCCTTAGCAATGGCAGCAGCACCAGCGGTAAAGGTCTTGCTGGTGTCCTTGGCCTGGACGGTGGTGACGGTCACCGGCTCTGCATCAGCCTGCTGCATCTCGTCAGTGGTGTAGACGCCGGACATGTCGGCAGGAAATGCCTTACGCAGTGCTAGAGCTTCGGAGCATTTGGCGATCATCGCGGCAGGCATCTTGGCCCATAAACCTTGGCCTGCGTTGTAGTCCGCAAACCGTGCAACGCCGACGAAAGCATGGTTACTGCCTTTGCGGTGGACAATGGTCTTGGCAGCAGCGGGCGGCTTAGATGACAGCCATACGTCACGCCAGTCGCCTTCTTCGCCACACCAATAGGTCTCACTACCGTCCAGTTGGCCAGTGCGCTCTGCAATGGCGCGCAGGCCGTCGATGCCTGCTTGGATGGTTAGCTTGCCGCCGCGCTTGATGGCGTAGATCTGCTTGCTGAACGGGTCAAGGCCAGTGCGTTGGCACGCATAGGCAAACAGCCGCAGCTCGTCATTGGTGCAGCCCGGTGCAATGGTGCTGCTGATCAGTTGGACTTGGTCAGGTGTCCAAGTTGTGATTTGTGAAGTCATCAGAAGGTCTCAGTTTGGATGGGATTTGTTGCCCACTTAGGCAGGCTGATGGTCTGAATGGTCGTGTCGCCGTAGCCGGGCCACGCATTGGCGGCCTTGCATCCGGCGATCACGTCCAATGCATTATCCCGCGTGGTTCGCCCTAATGCAAGCGCATCGGCGTCCAGCTCGTACACCGCAACGGCGTGCGGGTACGTCTTCTCGACGGCGACAAACACAAACCGCTCAGCGCCATGTAAGCCAGCGAGATAATGCGCCGCTTGGACGTGGTAAGCGAATGTAGCCACGCTGCGGGCAAAGGCCTGCGGGCTGGCGTCGGTGGTGGTCTTGATGTCTACCACCGTGTCGCGTTGGTACCAGTCCGGGCGGCACTTGCAGCGCATCCCTGTGGCGGTGTCATTCCACCAGAAGGATTGCTCGGCCTTGCCTTGCTGCAGCAGTGCTGCGGCTGCCGAGTGGTTGCGGACCGCAGCGCTCATGCCAAGCGCCAGCGCCATGTCGGTGCTGGTGACAGCCTCGATGCCCTCAGCAGCCATGCGCTCAGCTTGCTCTTTGCCGGCCTTGGTATTGCGTGCTGCGCACACGCCGTAGCGCTGCAGCAGCTCGTCAGGCTCAAGGATGGCGCAATGGGCAAGGCTGCCTAGCTTCATCGCAGCGGTTGGTTCAACCGGTTTGCGGTCTGGGTTGATGTACCGACTCCAATAGTGGTAAGGCGACTGCATTACCGCTTTGAGGTGGCTGGCGCTAACGGCTGGGTCGGCGTGGTACTGCTCGTTGGTGATGGTCACGCGGTCACCCCCTCGCGCAGCCTGCGATGCAGGCGCGATGCTGGGCCATAAGTGGCGTATATCTCAGGAAATGCAAGAAGCAAGCGTTCGCGGTTGATTGGGTCAGCCTTAAGGCCAGCCTCCCCTAATGCCCTAAAAAAACTGCTTGCATATTCCGTAGCCGTAATGCAAGTCCAATACAGGTCGTTGTCAGTCATAAGATGGTTGCGGTGAGATCGAGGGGGGCGTGGCTGCCCCCATTTTTCTACGCCAGTGCCTGCCTGACGCGGTAGCGGCTGATGCGCATGTGCTCCGCAATGCGGCGCTGCGACCAGCCACGGCTGCGCAGCCGTTTGGCGCGTTGCCCGGTGCTCTCGGTTGCCCATAGCAGGATGATGATGGGCAGCAGCAGCAGGGCTGCGATGAAGGCGAGTGTTGTTGCCATGGGTGGGATTTGTGGACCCCCACATCCTACACCATGGTCGGCCGTGGTCAACCCTTCTGTAACAAAACCCAGTCAGCCAAGTACTGGTGTATAGGTTTCGTCGCAAACCAGCGCCTTTGCGTCCTCCACAGACCGCGCTACGCCAGCAATGCCGCCTGCAGCCTGTACTGCATCCAGCCACTGCTGCTGCTCTGGCCTGAGCCTGCCGGTTGGGGTCTTGACCTCGATGCTGAGGAACACAGCCACCTGACTGCCGACCATCTCTGGTGTCACGGTGACCGTGCGCCAGCCAATCAGGTCAGCGCTGCCTTTGCATAGCCCAAACTGCACCGGGCGGCCGTTGGCGTCTTTAAGCGTGCCGGTGTTATTGCGGAAGACTCGCGTGTCGCCATTGCTGATGGCCAGCCGTATCTCCTGCTGGATGCGTTGTTCGCTCACTCATGCGCCATGCCGCTTGGCCAACCTAGCCTGGTAGACGCGCTCTGCCCAGCCGCGCTTATAGCCGCGTTGCTGCGCCAGCTTGCGGAGATCTTCAAGGGACTGCGCGCTGCCTTGCTCCCGTTTGCGCTCGCGTGTGGTCAGTTCTTGCAGCTCACCATCAACCACCTTTAGCTCCCTAGCCTCCTGCGGCGCAAACACATGTCCGCAGTCAGGGCAGACTTGCGTGGCGCTCATGCTGGTGCTAAAGCACACCGGGCACACCTTGACGCTGGGCGCTTGCTCGCGGTCACGTTTGCGTGCGCCGTCTAAGGTCCAGTCGCGGTCTTCTAGATGGTGGCCAAGCCGCAGCGTGTTGCCGACGTGGTCCAGCACGACGGCGGTCTTGCCATGGCTAGGTCTCAGGCATCGACCGATCATCTGCAAGTGAAGTGACACGCTCTGCGTTGGCCTGAGCAGGATGCATCCTCCGACGCTGGGCACGTCCACGCCCTCGCCAATCAGGCTGCAACTGGTCAGCACCTTGATGCGACCTGTCCCCAGTGCTGTTAATAGGTCCCTGCGCTGGTCGGTTGTCATAGTGCCGTCAATGCTGGCGGCAGGGATGCCTTGCGACATGAATAGGGCAGCCACCGCCTCGGCATGGGCCACGCTGCAGCAGAACGCAATCGCAGTCTGGCCTGCCAGGTGCTTGCGATAGTGGCTGCAGCAGTCGCCCATGATGGTGCCGACGCGCTCCTCAGCCTGCTTGGTGTCAAAGTCACCCATGCGCTTACGCAGGCCGGTGGTATTGAACCCCGGCGGCGCCAGCACACGGGCACTGGCGAGGTAGCCGTTGTCGGTTAGCCATGCGGCTGATGGGCCTTGCACCATTGCCTCATAGTGGTCGCCAAGCCCCCGTCCGTCGCCTCGACATGGCGTTGCCGTCACACCTAACACATGCGCTTTGTGGAAATGCTGCAGCACCGTGGACCACTGCCCGGCATTGGTGTGGTGCGCCTCATCGACCACTAGGAGCTGGAAGAACTCGCCCGGCAGCTTGTGCAGCCTGCGGGCAAGCGTCTGGACTGAGGCAACCTGCACCGCATGGCTCAGATCCATGCTGCGGCCTGCTGCAATGCGGCCATGCGTCACGCCCATAGCCGTAAGGCTGCGGCTGGCTTGGTCCAGCAACTCAGCGCGATGCACCAGGATGCAGACGCGGTTGCCCTTTTTGGCGGCAGCTTGGGCGATGTAGCTAAAGCACACCGTTTTGCCGCCGCCGGTTGGCAGGACCGCTAGCACCGTGCGCTTGCCTAGCTGATACTGCAGGCGGATGTCGGTGATGAGTTGTTGTTGGTAGGGTCTTAATTGCATGGCTGGGATTTGAATGGGGTGCTGCGGTTATGTTGACTTAAACACCTAAAAAGGCGTGGCATTGTAAACAACCGCAGCAAGAGTGTGAGCGTAATGTTATGCCGAGCTAAACACCGCAGAGCGGCATAGCGGCTTAAACAACATCACGCTCAATCAAGTATTGCCTCATTGCGTGAAGTGTGGTTGTCATAGCCTTACGGTAACGGTGTCTAAAGGTAATAAACTTTTCATGCTGTTGTGGGGTGTATTCATGCAGTGGCAAAATAGTTTTATCATCTTCTTTTGTTTTCTTTTTTCTTGTTTTCATGTGTGCGATTACTTCATTCTTAAAGCTGTGGTGCATAATGTTTGACCGTGCAACGCCACCCATAAAATGATTAGGCCGCTGGCGCAACAATTCTTGCATCACAAACTTGACGCCTGGAACCATACCGTTGTATTTACGAGTTGTGCCATCACTGGCGACAAATGCAGCCCAAAGGCTTAAGCCGTTTTTGTGTTCACTCGGCAACCAATGACCAGGCACAATCCACCACTCAGTACAGTCTTTATATAAGTCAAGTGATATTTTTTTATCCGTTTGATTGCGCAAAAGCATTGTTTGAATTGCTGGCCTTGCTTTGTCAAAATAAAGATGAAATGCTGCACAGTTTTTGGCAGCGTAGTCCATCCTGGCATTGTTTAGCCAAAGGTTCATATCCTTGATTTGATCATGCGCCCATTGGATCCGCGGCGGGTAGCCACTGCGTGGATTGAAATACTGCAGGCCATCTAAGCCGCGATGCTGAATGATGCTGTAAATGGTTTTAGCGTCAATCTCGTCCGACTTATCGCCCATCTTGAGAATGGCGCGCCACTTAGGTGTCTGAGAGTGAAACCAAAGTCGAATGGCTATGTCGCGGCGTTCAGCTTCTAGCTTGATAGCTACTAGTTCGTCGTAGGTAAACACCTGCGCCAGACTCCTGGCCTTTGGCTGCATATGCGCGTTTTCGATCACGACGACATCCCCAGCCGTTGCAAATGACAATGCCGCAAATTCTTCTGGCATCACCTTGCGGTAATTGCCGTCGCAATGCAGGTGGAAATACCCAGACCCGTAATCACAGCCCCAGATGCGCTGGCCGATATGGATCGGCTCAGGGTCTGGCGTGTACTCCGGCTCAGGCAGGAAACTGATTTGTTCCATGTGGTGTGTGGTGTGCGGCGGGTGACTTGCTAAACAGCGTCAAAACGCTATGCAGGACTAAACCCGCCTTGCTTGCACACCGTAGAGGAAGCGGCTACGCTTGTCAAGCACCCACCGCAGCCGATGCCCCTAGCCCATCCAGTCCCTTTACGCCTCACGTCGGACCAGCTTGCATGGCTGGACACCTGGCGCGGCGACACATTCTCCCGCAGCACCGCTATACGTCTGCTGATTGCCGAGGCCATGCGCCTGCACCGCAACGGCCTGCTGCCGGCAACCGGGCGCCGTGAACCATGACCAGTGACCTACTCGGGCAGCTAGCAGCGCTGCCACGCCACTGGTCCTATGTGGCAGTTG